CTATTACAATGAATCAAAGGGTGCGTGGGATGTGGAAACGGGTATTTATACTTTTTTGGTGGGTAGTTCGTCACGAGATATTAAGGGAAAAGTGGATGTGGAAGTTAGTTAGGCTGGTAATCCGATTCATATCTGCAAAACGTCCATATTTATCTCAGAATGAGTTTTTTATTTATTAATACTCAAATCTCATTATTATGGAAATCAATAAAGAAAATTTAGAAGCAATCATTGACCGGCTTTTTGAGAAACTTGAAGAGACTGATAAAAAGATGGGCCGATTACTCAATCACGATGCTTGTCTTAAAGGTGATGAATTGTTGGATAATCAGGCTCTAATTGGAATGCTCAAGTTTAGTCATCATACGTTACAACGCTATTGCACTCAGGGCAAACTACCCTACTGCAACCTGAATGGTAAATCATTCTATTGGCTTACTGACATAACTAAATTTATTGATGACCAATTTATTGGAGTCAAATAGTTTGTTGCTATTATTACTCAAGTTTAAATTAGAGACATTTTAAATTCTAGTCAATAAGAAAAGGGAAACGCAAATTGTGTTTCCCTTTTCTTATTGGTAAATTTAGTTGTATTGATGTTTTAGTTTTAAATGTTAAGCATTTTGTCTATGCCTTGTAATTTTCCTGCTAATGCCTGCATATCATTGCTTATTTTCCTGTCGGTTATACGAGCATAGATTTGTGTAGTTTTAATATTGGGATGTCCAAGCATCTTACTTACGGTTTCAATAGGAACGCCTTTTGCTAAAGTAATAGTGGTGGCAAAAGTATATATATCAAAAGCAATAAAAGGATAAACGATGTAACATGCTGACAGATTGGAGTAATACGCACAAAAATGCTTTGCATTGCTACATGCTAAAAACGCAGATTATAGCGAAGTTAAGCGAGAGTTCCGTTACTTATCCATTACCCTTTTTGGTTTGAATAAGGAATAGAGGAACAGCTTAGCTGCCGACAAGACAACTACTTTCGTCTCCAAAAATCGGATATTTTCGAGTTTTGGAGATAAAAGTATAAAATGAAGTCAAAAGTTGATTGTTATGCGCTGAACTACTGCGTTTTGCACGCCGTCAAATAACTCTATAATTAGTAATTTTAAATCACTAAAAAAAGAGTTATGAAACATGCATTAAAGGTTTTGTTCTACCTCAAAAAGAACGAAGCAAAAGAAGATGGAATGTGTCCGGTAATGGGACGAATCACTGTGGGTAAAACGATGGTTCAGTTCAGTGTCAAGATGAATGTACCCGTATCCCTGTGGGATACACCTTCGGGAAGAGCAAACGGCAAAAGCAGACTAGCTACAGAACTAAACCGAACCTTAGACAAAATCAACGTATCTATCAATGCCCACCACAAGGAAGTCTTAGAAAACAAAGGACAGGTCACTGCTGAACAAGTGAAAAATGCTTTTCAGGGCATCGCCACTGAGCAGGAAACATTGGTCAGGTATTTTACGCGGCACAACCAGGAGTTTAAGAAACGTATCGGGATTAATCGAGAGCTGAGCACCTACCAACTATATGATATTTCACTCAAGCATCTGACAAGATTCCTTCGCAAGAAGTACAACCTGTCTGATATTCCATTTAGCTCATTGGACTTCTCATTCATTACATCTTACGACTTCTACCTGCGTGTTGAATTACAACTTAAACCCAACACCATTTTGGGTATCACCCGCACAATGCGAAGGATGATAAAACTGGCTATCCACGAAGGTATCATTACCCGTGACCCATTCGATGGTTATACCCCCGAACGACCCAAAGCAGAACAAAAATACCTTACCCGAGCCGAGTTGGATAAGATTATGACCACACCACTGGATCATCCGAACCGATACCTTACCCGGGATATGTTTTTGTTTTCCTGTTTTACAGGCTTAGCCTTTCGGGATATGTGTAACCTTACCCAAAAGAACCTTGTTAGAGCCGATGATGGTGTCTTATGGATAACCACCAACCGTCAGAAAACAGGAACACCCTGCCATATTCCTTTACTGGAACTCCCCTTGCAAATTATAGAGAAGTACAAAGGACTCACCAAAGATGATAAACTCCTTTTGATGTTGAGCTGTGGACGCTTGAATGTCAACTTAAAGAAGATAGCCAAACTTTGTGGAATAGATAAACGGTTGATTTTCCATATGGGACGGCATACCTATGCGAGTGAGATTACGCTCTCACAAGGAGTACCTATAGAGAGCGTTAGTCGTATGTTGGGACATCGGGATTTACGCTCCACTCAGATTTACGCCAAGATCACCAACGACAAAATCAACGAGGATATGAAAGCCCTCGAAACCCGAATAGAAAACAAGTACCAATTAGCGAAATGAAATAACATGCAAAATGAGAATTTCAACTAAAAACTCTAAAATCGATAAAGCCATGAAACAGGATAGTGAAAATAATAACAGCAACAATAACAACAATAACAACAATATTAAAATCAATAGTGACAGCAACCATGTCAACAATATTAAAACCAATAACGATAATAACCATGACAACAATATCAAAATCAATAATGATAATAAATATGTCAACAAGAATATCAACAAGAATGTAGACAACGATAACAACACATATAACAACAAGAATAATGACAATCTCAATAAGAAACGGCGTAGCACCTTTACTGTTCTGTTTTATGTGAATAGAGACAAGGTTAAGCAAAATGGTTTATGTCCCGTTATGGGTAGAATAACCATAGATACAAAAGTAGCCCAATTCAGTACTAAAACAGATATATACTCTACTCTTTGGGATACAAAGGCAGGCAGAGCCATAGGTAAAAGCATCCAAGCCATTTTAGTAAACCGAGCCATCGATCGTCTTACCCAAGAGATAAATAAGTTTTATGTTGAACTTGTAGATAAGCATGGCTATGTTACCGCAGAGTTGGTCAAAAATGCGTTGTACGGTATCGGACGAAAGCAAGACATGTTGCTAAAGCTCTTTAATGAACACAACCAAGAGTTCAAGTTGAGGGTTGGTGTAAATAGGGTAGAGGATACTTACTCCTCTTACTTGCGTTCATACCGTCACCTATTCAATTTCTTAAGTCAGAAATACGGAATGGAAGATATTGCTCTAGACAAGCTTAATCTGAATTTTATTGATGCCTACGACTTCTATTTGCGTGTTGACAGGCAGATGACGCAAAACACGATATTAGGTCATCTGATAATATTAAAAAAGATGATCCGCAGAGCGATTCATCAAGGAATACTCAACCGTGACCCATTTGTAAACTATATAGCTGAGCAGCCCGAAAAACAGCGCAGACATCTGAAATTGGAAGAAATAGATAAAATTATGCTGGTTCATATAGCATCCAAGAAAGTGTGCCATACACGGGATATGTTCATTTTTTGCTGTTTCACAGGATTAGCATATTCGGATATACGGAATCTTTCGCAGGGAAATATTACAACACAGACGGACGGTAGCTTGTGGATTAACATCAAACGGCAGAAGACGAAAAGTGAATGTAATATCCCCTTGTTGGATATACCCAAACAAATTATCGATAAATACAAAAACGATCGTAAGAGTGATAAGGTGTTCAATGTGATATCACTTACTTGTATCTGTAGAAACTTAGAGAAAATAGCTATTTTGTGCGATATAGAACATATAACCTTTCACATGGCACGACACAATTTCGGTACACATATCACTTTATCGCAAGGAGTACCTATCGAGACAGTTAGCCGAATGATGGGACATCGTTCAATAGCCACCACACAAATCTATGCCAAGATTACCAACAAAAAGGTAAACGAAGATATGAAGTTGCTTTCAGAGCGAATTACCGACAAATATGCTGTATTTGAGGATAAAACTATGCCCTTAGGCATTAAGCTTAATCAGAATTTCAAACGGAATAAAGAAAAAGAACAAGAAGAACCAGCAATATCAAATAACAACAAGAAAAAGAGAAAGAGCCTTATAACTGAAAACTAGATGCAATAATGGCAGGAGCTTTAAAAGCCTCTGCCATTATCGTGTAATTACCAACTGTATGTTTATAGCTACTCAACTGATTCTTGATACCCACTTTCTAACATCTTCTCTATATCTGATTCCTTGTAGAGTATTTTTCCACCCAGTTGGATATACGCAATTTTACCTTGAGTTCTATAGTCTTGCAACGTCCGACGACTTATTTTTAGCTTTTCAGAAACTTCTTTGTCTGT